CTTTTTTATCGGTTTTATCTTCTGTTTCTTTAACATCTTGTTCAGGGTTTTTAAATTTTTTCAATCCCTCGATTAATCCAGTTCTTTTAGCTATAATATCATTTAAACGTGCTAATTCTTTCATATCACGCTTACGAGCTACTTCATCCCATGATGATGCTATTTCATTCTCTAAGGACTTAGCTTTTACATAAGTTTCAAATCTATCTTTTGTAAACTTATCAATTGCACGATTAATATACTCTTGTATTTTAATTTCAGAATCTCCTCGTTGTTGCATTTTTTGTAATTGCTCAACTGCCGTTGCTTCTGTTATTGATGAAAGTTCTTTTAATTGGTCTTTTCTTTTTTGTGCTGAACTTTTCATCAACTCGTTTAACTTATCTAAATCGTTCGCCATTGCGTTCATAATAGATTTAGTTCCACGACTTAATACGCCATCGCCCTCCGCAAAAGTAGCGATTAAATCAGTCCAACTATTTGCTAAACGATTTTGAGCATTTACGATATTATCAATTCTTTTTACATTTTCAATACCATAAGTTATTTCTAATTGACGTGCAAATTTAGGTAGTACATCCGAAGCGATTAAATCACCCGCTTTCATCATTTTAGCAAGTTCTTTTTCAGTAACTCCAACTGCTTTAGCCATAATGCCAAAAGCACCTGGCAACGCCTCGCCTAATTGACCTCTTAACTCCTCCGCTTGTATTGTGCCTTTCGACATCATTTGATTAAGTGCTAAATACGCTCGTTCTTGTTGTTGAACGCTTAATCCCATACTTGCGCCAGCCTTAGTAATACTTTCAAAAATATCTTCAATCTCTTGCCCCGATATTTTATCTTTTGCACTTACATAGAATTGAGTAAATTGCTTTGTTAAACCCATTATCTCAACTCCGTAATCGTTTGAAATACGTGTTAAAAAAGCCTGAGTACTTGCCATTTTCTCTTCGCTTTCAGTAACTTGCAATAACGCCATATTAAGCGACTGTAATTGCTTGGTAGTTTCAAATATATCTTTTGCAATCATAGCTATACCAGCAACACCCCCGACTACACCAAAAGCACTCAACAAATCTTGTAATCCGCTTAACGCTTTTGTTGGATAATTACCGACATTTCGATTAAATACACCTACTGCTTTATCTGCTTTTTTTACTCTTACATCTAACTCGGTAAACTCTTTTTGTGCTTGTCTTAAAGTTCGATTGTATTTTGCTTGTGTTTCATCAGCTCTACGACCACCAGCAACTAAATCTTGTAAGTTCTTTTTAGCTTGTTGGTGTTTTGCGTTAAGGTTTTGATATGCTCCAACTACATTTGAAATAGTTTTTGCCTGTCGATCGCTTGCTTGTGCTAACGCTCTTTGGTTAACAATTTCTTCAGATGTTAGTTTGTTTTGTTTGGCTTTTGCTTCCGCTAATTTTTCAGTGCTAATCTTTAAAGCATCAATACTGTTTTTTTGTTCCTTGCTTTGAGTAGTAACCTCTTTTTGAATGTTTAAATAATCGCTCGGCAATACTTTTAATTGAGCATTGTACTTACTTAAAGCGTTTGCGCTTTTTTCTAATGATTGAGTATGCGAAGTAAGTATTGCGTTTACTTCCGCAACTGCACTCCCGAAATCTTGTACGTTATTATTTGCCATTTCTTGATATTTTTTGCGCTTCTACTTGCTCGTTTGCAATTTCTCGATATGCCAACCACTCGTTAACCGTTATTTTTTTTGCATCTAACGGCATAGTTAGAACTTTACTAACTTGAGCTATTTCACGGAATCGGTTTTGTTTTACTTGTTCTTTTAGTTTGGCTTCTTCTTTAAATTTAATTTTGTAAGTGCTTTCAACACCTCTAACTATTCGGTCAATATTGTAAATATTTGTTGGTATTCCATCGAAATAAAGCGGTTTAAAATTCGGTGCAATAACCTGGACAATATTATAAAATTTTAATTCGTGTGCTTTGAAATCCTCAACACTAAGCACGTCTTTATTCTCTTGCAAATAAGCGAGCGTTTGCATAATGTTGTAAAGAGTATTAATCTTGTGAAGTAATGCGATTTGAGATTTTCTTTTGATTAAGTAGTTTTTATTTTTTCTATTGTTTTCCATCTCAAAATAATCATCCCACAATTTTAACCACGTTCCATAAGCAACCTCTTGTTGTTCGGTTGTGTATTGCTTAGTGTCGGAATAATCTTGGTCTAATAATAAATAGTTTCCGTTTTCGGTAATTTCCCAAAACAGAAACAAAATAAGTACGTCATTACTTTTTACTAAATTCATATTGAAAACTCTTTTATATGACAATATTCAGCACCTTTTTTAAGTTTTGGCTTAATATCTCGTTTAAAAACGGCTTCAAAACTTTCTTCTCTAACGAACATTAAGGGCTTGTTTTCGCCTAATCGGTAAGCATAGCGTACAACCCCTTTTTGTCGGTAATCTTCCTTAAATTTAGCCGTCATAGCTAATTCATTTCCTTTTAAATCCTTTTCGCAAGTAAAACAATGCATATTAATATTTTTTATAAATGTTGTTGAATATTGATTCTAATGCAAATAATTTAAGGTCATTTAGCAGTTCGTGGCTTTCTTCATCAGTCAATCCAAACTCCTCAAAACCGTATTTTTTACCTATTTTTTGATACTTTTCATCAAGTGACCATATTTCAAACTTATTGCCTGATAATATTTTAATTTGTAAGTTATCCGACAAATCACCGTATAAAAATAAATCGACATTTCCGCCAGCTAATGGATTAATTTCCATTTTAAACAATCGGTACTCTGCGCTTGCATACGTTCCAATTATTCCGCCATCAACCGATTTACCGTATAACCATCGTCTTTTAACGTGGTTTATGATTGTTGGTGTGTTTAATACTACTAAATCGCCAAAGAACTTATTTAACGTTGATTGCTCACGTTTAATATTGTTTAGTATTGGTTGCAAGTAATCCATTAAACAAAAATACTAAATTAATTGATTCTAAATAAAAATAAGCCACCTATTTTATTAAGTGGCTTATAGTTTGTCATTTAATTGCTTTGTTAAGCCGTTACTGTAACTGCCGCACTTTGTCCTGCAAAGAAGTTGCCGTCCGTATCTTCTGCAACTGAAAACGCTCCTTTTCTTAATTTAGGTGCGATTGTGTCTGTTGCGACTAACGCAGGGGTAACCGTAAATACTAACTTATCGGTTGTTGAGTTATATACAACGGATGAAAGAGTAGTTGCGCTCGCTTGCGCTCCCCCTATTAACCAATTTGCAGTAGCATCTAAAGAACTGAATCTCTCGTCTGCGTTGTATTGATTTGCTACATATAAAGAGAATGTAGTACCAGCGGTTACTGGTGTAGTAACATTAACCGTTACATCAATTACACCATCTAATTGATTAAGGTCAACGCCTAATTGCTCATAAGTGTAAAAAGTATAACGTGTGTTAAATTCTTCGGGTTGGTCAAATTGGATATTCATTGTAGTCATTTCCAAATCTGTACCTTGTTTGAAACGTTTTGTTTGAACGTCAATCATTGATACCGAGCCGCCTTTTAATTTAGTTCCGTCAATATTATTCCACATTAAAACTCCTTTTGTGAAATACATAAACGAATCATATTTACCTTGTGATTTATACGCCCACGCTTTTTTATGGAAGTATGAATTTTTAGTAAACATTGCCCCGAAGTATGGTTTGCCATCACGTACATTTTGCATTATTCCTAACGCTGACGTATTTATTTCATTTTCGGGGGTGTCTTGTGTGAAATCATAAAAGTTAGTAAATTGGTGTAACTTTCTACCTAAAATCAAATCTTTTAAAGCCGTTGCAAAAGCTGGAGCATCTGCAATATCTGCTTTAGTTATTGTTGTCCCTTTGTTTAAAAGACCAAATCCTACAAAGTCACCAAAGTCCGACAATTCACATTGTCCTGAACCAGTACCGATTGCGTTTAGTACACAATCGCCATATTGATAATCTAAAATTGCCATATTTTCTTTTTTTTATTTAATTAAAAATGTTTGTTTGGATGCAGTTCGTTACTCTGTAGAAAGTTAAATCTAAATCTAAAACTATTGCGTTCCAAATATCTATTTGGTTTGCTTTTGTCTTATCCTCGTGTTCTTGTCGATAAGTGACCGAATAATTCGGCACTCTTTCGCTTGTAAAACTTCTATCATCATAACGACTGATTCCGCTTAATTGTAATCCTTTAAGTAAATTGTCTGCTATTGGTTGTAAAATAACCTTAAAATCATTTTGGTATTGAAACGGATTTAACTCATTGACGTTTAACGAGCGTGTTGCAATTATTATCCTTGCTTTTCGTGTAACGCTCGGTTCTCTCAAATCGTTTTTATCCAATCCCGTGACCAACCAAATTAATGGGTATTTTGATTGTTCTGACGGCAATAGTAAGAATTTGTTTAACACTTCAATAGTTCCCCAATTGTAATTCATTGGAAAAACAACCGAAGTTGAATCGGTAATCGATGGTAAAATATTAACTATTCTTTCTAATTGCTCCTCAAAAACTATCATATACCAAAAGAGTTTTTAGTGTCGTACAACGCTTTAAAGTTTTCCTCTGACCAATCTACAAAATCCGCTTTTTTATCAACTAAGTATCGGTATAGTGATACCTCAACTTCGTTTTCATCTTGACCGAACCAATCTATAAACAACCCATCATCATAAACAATAGGAGTTATTAAATAACCGCCTTGATATTGTTTGATAAAATTAGCGTTTGCATTTGCTATCTTGTATTGTGGACTAACCAAATTTGCACCTTGTGGATTTACTTTTGTTTCTCCAACTGCTGACAATCTACTATTGGTTTCAGTCATAAATAACTCGAAAATTCTGTTTTGAAGTAGTCCGTAATCGTAATCTAAACCATTCCATAACTTTCCGTCATATTCATCACCTTGCACCAATTTTTTATAAGAAGCGTATAGCGGATTATCTATATCCGCTAACGCTAATTGAAGTGTGTTATAAGTCGCTAAACCTAATGCGTTAATTAACACCGATTTTTCAGTCTTTGTAATAAGCAAAGTTAAAGCAGTTGCGTTATTCGGAGTTGCCATTGTGGCACTCGAATTTGGCACTACCGTAGCTAAAGGAATATTTAACTCGTTTGCTTTTTTGAACTGGTCTATCGTTGTTATGTTTGGCATTATTTTTCGGTTTTAGCTTCTTTTACTTTTTTCTTTGTTTCGTACAAATGAGCATCTTGTTTGGCTACTCTCGTTTTCTTTCCGTTGTACTCAACTTCTACGGTTGTATCTTCCCAATGTCCCATAAAATTATGGTTTAGTTAATGCAGTAATAGCATCGCTAAAGTCACCGTAAACAAAAGCCCCGTAATGGTTAGATTTTACTCTTTGTACTAATCTTGCTTCAGCTAAGATTGTAACTAAGTTTTTAGTAAAATCGTCGTTTTCGTAACCTACATTGATTGTTAAACCCTCTTTAAAACGAACTCCCGCTTTTTGGAAGTCACCAACTAAGAATTTATCAATAGTTACGCCCGTGTTTGCCACAACACGAATACCGCTTACAATTGAACCGTCAACCGCTGCAAATGGTGGCATAATATATTGTCCCGTGCTATCTTTTGATAACTCCATACTTGTTACATCTGTTGGATGCATAACAATATAAGTAGGCTCAAATAAGTTGACACGCACTTGATTAATAGCAGTTCTTAAAACATCCCATTTTGTAGGTGTTGGAATGGCTAATGCAAATGCACCCGCTGCCCACGCAGTAGCGTTTGTAACTATACCCGTTAAATTAACCGTTAAACCCGTTCCATTCAATAATTGATCGTCAATTTTTAGGTTGATTAATTCTGTTAACTCTTGGTCAATTTCTGAACGCATCAATTGAACATCGTCTAACATTTCTTTAGTAACTTTAATGTAAGCGGTTACTTTTTTAACGTTAGCACTTGCTACTACTAAATCAAAATCGGCTTGTGATTTTGCTGCTCCCTCTGCGGTCATTGCTGCTCCGCCGTCTGCATTCTTTTGTTCAACCCATTCCCAAACGTTTGACATAATTGTACCAACGTTAACCAATTCTAAAATAAAAGGGTTACGTCTTACAATTCGCGTGATTCCAGCCTCTCTTTCGGCTTGTGGTATTTGTCCCGTTGTGTTTGTTGATAAAGCCATTGTTCCTGCTGCTTTCAAAGTAATCTGAACGCTTGCGCCCGACTTTTCTTTCATTGCTTTTAATTCATCGGCTTTTTCAGTCAATAAATTTTGTAGATTTTCGGGAGTATCACTTGGGATTCCTTTTGTTTCCAATTGCAAAACTTTCAAAGCTACTTCTTCAATGTTTTCTTTCAAGGTTTTAACCTCTGCTCCGTCCGTTTCCAATTGCTGAACTTTAGACATGATTTCAATAAGTTCTGCCTTTGAAACTGATTCCGTTTTCATTAGGTCTATTTTTTCGCCTAATTGTTTAATTAATTCGTCCATTTTTTAAAATTTGTTTAATAATTCTTTTAACTTCTCTTTTTGTTGCTCGGTTTGAAGTGATTGCTCGGCTTCGTTGTCAAGAGTGTTATCCAACGGCTCTTGTTTATTTTCTAATGTTGGAGTAGCGGAGTTACTTCCCATTACTACGGCACTACCCTCTACTATTTTTGCTTCTGATACTATCCACATATAACCCCGCTCATCTGCTAATTCTTTATTAGCTACAATCGGGTAATATTTATCCCATCGCTCTTTATATTCTTTGTCATATTCCGCCTCTGAATTAATTGCTAATTCAAGATTAACATATCGCATCCCTACGGAATGATTTTTTACCCATCCGTTAGCGTATTGCTTTAACATAAAACCGTTACGAAGTTTGTCAATAGTACTTTCAAATATTAATGCTTCTGTTGTTCCCTCGTATGACAAACCTAATTGCTTCCACGTCATTACCTCAACACTACCTTTTGCGTTATCTGTTATAACGTGTCCGAAATCTCTATTATGTTCTTGTAGGTGTAAAAAAGTTTTGTTATCTGATACCGATTTATTCCAAATCCCATTAATATGTAAATCCCCGTGAGAATCTAAAAAGTTTGTCGTATTAATAACTACTTTAACATTTAACGAATCGGGTAAATCAGCGGAAGCAATTGCTTTATCTACGTTGTTCTTTGATATATTTTCGATATAGCCATAAGCAACGGCATCCGCATTTTTAGTAACTGACTTTTTTAAGGAAACTAATTCCTTTTTATGTTCGACTAACGCCTTAAATAAGTCCGCTTTTGTTTCAAACTCTCTGTCTGGAAATTCAATTACTTGTATCATTTTCTAACTATTTTATCCTTAGACAATATATTTTTCTTTTCGATTAAAGATTGTTTTAGTTTTGAATCTAAATCCTTTTTCTCTAATTGCTTATTAATTTCGTTTAAGTTCAATCTCGTTCCCATTACAATCCTATTTTAATTTTAAATTCATTGCTCATTTTAACCGCTTCAACACTTGTGATAGTTTGGTTTTCAATTCCTAATTTAATAACCTCTTGCAACTCTTTGAACGATGTTAATTTTTGGTTTAGTATCGATTGCATAAAAGCCAAATGGTCATAACTCGCTATTAACTTTTCGCCTTTATCAAATAGTCCCCACTGCTGACTAAGTGAGTTCATTGTATTTGTAGCGGTTGTTTGTATTGAATTTTGCACCCAACTAATTAAACCTTGATTTTGATTCTCAAACGTTGAATCCTTTGCAAAGTAGTTAAGTATGTTTTTATTCATTTCAAACGCTAAAAGACATTTATTAGCATCGTCTGCAAACTGCTCGTCTAAATACAATTTTTTCATATCGCTAACTAAATGCTTTGCATCAATGTTACGATTTGTTATAATTGTGGATTTAGCTTCTATTTTTGAAAATATATCTTTTCTATCATCATCTTGTATTTGCGCTTCGTTACCATCGCTTGAGTTTTTAATTAAATACTTTTGCGACATTTTAAGGTTCATATGTTTTGACCTTAAATTTTCATCAATATTCTGCAATACTTTTGAAATACCTTTAACACGGCTTGGAGAAGTGAAAAAACTATTATTCGTTAATCCATTTGCTAAATCATAAAGCGGAATAATCTCGGATAGTTTTAAATTATACTCGGTATTATCAAGTTTGTATTTAATCGTACGCTCTCCAAACGTTTTTTTCTCTGCTAACGTGGTTAAGAACTTGTTTAACTTGTGTGCATTATTCAAATCTATTTCACTCGGAATAAGATTGTAAATATCTTTTGGCAACTCGTTACTAAACGCCTTTCTTTGATAGACTAAATTTGTTCCGCTTGTGGATAAAAACCACATTTGCTGGTAAAAGAAGTCGTTTTGGCTTTGAAAGTAGTTTGGTGTTTTTAATAGTTTAACTACTGGTGAGTTTTCAATTACTTTGCCTTTACTATCAACGTGTTTAATATCCATTTGAGCGTATACACTTGCACGAATGGCGCAAATAGTCATTAATACGGGATTATCTAACGACATTGAAAGATACTTGTCGGAGTTTACAAAGTCATTACCACCGTCTAAAAAAGTATAGGTAAATTGCCCCGCTCGATTGCGCTCAACTCTAAATAACTCACGCCCAAATAAACTAATTGCTTTTGTTACCATATAATAAAAAAATCCTTACTCGAAGTTAATCAAGTAAGGATTAGATTTTAATTGTGTTGTCTTTACGTTCATTTAGTTAGTCCAATGCATCTTCACATTGGTTAATTGCAACAAATATATAAATTATTATTTAGATTTGATTAAAATAATGAATTATTTTTATTTATATCGATAATCCTCTTGTTCTAACATACCAACTTACACCCATACGACAACAATCTAAAGCGTGGTCATTGCAATTATCTTCAGGCACGTCCATTTGAATACCTTGATAAATCTTCCAACTATAATTTTCATACTCTTGCTCTAAATCTAATGACGAGGCAGTATAGAAAATATTACATTTTTGTAGCGTTTCAATACCAGCGTTAATACTTCCGTGTCCTTTCTGTGCAAAAATAACATTATATCCGTTGTTACGCAATTTCGTTCCCTCTGCTTTGTTTAGTTCATTACCACTATCGCAAATATTTTCCTTTGATTTAATAGTTCCTAAATTATTAAACTCCTCTGATAAACTGCCTTGCATTAAATTCATTGGTTTGTACAATCGTTGATGAAAGAAAAACGTTTTGTCGCCATCAAATTTGAATTCGATATTTGCAGTCGGCGCTGAAAGTCCAAAATCAGTTGCATAATAACTCTGATACGGCAAATCGTAAAAGGCTCTCTCGGTCATTATTTGCCATCCTTTGAAAATTCTATTTGGCTTTTCGGCTTTTAATCCTAATCCGTAAACCGTCCAAAGATAGTTGTCAGCGGTTTTTTGCTCTATATTGTACTCTGTTGGTTCGTAGCTTAGTATTTTCTTTTTCTGCTCGAATGGTATAAATGGATTGTCTTTAAACGTGGAATGTATGACAATTGCGTTATCTCTTAGTATTAAGTCATCGCTCCACATTCTACCTATTGGATTGTAATCTAAAAATACGGCAGTAGTACAACGCATATCTAACTGATTGAATACTTCTAAAGGCACTTTGTACACTTCGTTAAACCAAAGATAGTCTGAATGGTAGCCGTGAACTTTTAAACTATCCTCTGTTCCCTCGATAAAGATTGTAGAACCGTTAGGAAATGTAAGAGTACTTTCAGTCTTGTTATACACCACCTCTGACCAATTCGGCAAGGTAGGGTAGTATTTAAGCATATCTTGCAAAATAGTATCTTTACAATCCTTTTTAGTGTTGCGGAAAATAGATAGCTTAGTTCGTGGTTTAGTCCATGCTAATATCCAAAATATCTGAATAATCGAAAATGTTTTTGAAGAACGAGAGGATCCGCTATTTACAATGTATTTATACTTTTGTGATTGTAGCGCATCCCAATTAGTCTGAAATACCGTTGTCGCTTGTAACTTCATTTGCTTTTACTATTTCGACTTGAATAGATGTTGGTGCTATTGGTTTGCCATCGGTTGTAATATCTGTTGATTGTGATGGTCTGCCCTCTGTTCTATCTGTAACTTCTCTAAGATAGTTTATTTCGTCTTTTGCTTCAACAACTGCATTTAACGCTAATCTTTGCGCCATTGTTTTAGGCTCGAACTCCTCAAATGCTTCTATATCTAAACGTAGTAAATAGTTGTACCAATAGCTAATAGATGTATCTTTTGACCATCTGCCATCGCTTCGGTTTTGTGGGTTTTCTCCAAAACCTCCTTTACCCGTTGTATTAGTTATTGCTCCTCCTTTTGGCATAATAATTTAACTTACTTTGTAGTTAATTACAAACTTCTTTAAAATTAAAAACATAACCATTTGCATCGGTCTTTGTATCGTCTCCTAAATTCCAACTATCGCAATTATCTTGACTTGCTTTTTCTTTAAATAGAAATTGCTTAGGGTGTCCTTGATGCTCTTTGTAAATGAATTTAAAGCAATTACAATTAACCGCTACTGGTTCGGGTGTGCAACTGGTTAAAATAACAAATAGTAATACAGATATTTTTTTCATAAGTTCAAAAGTAATAATTATTTTTTAATATACGTTGTTTTGGGTGGGGAAATTTAAAAAGGTTAGATAGGATTCGAACCTATGACGCAAGCGACTTTACGGTTTTGCTCTACCTGACTGAGCTACTAACCTTTCATTTTCCATTACAAAAGCGGTTTCTCTTGGTCAAATGATAAAATTAAATTTCTGTTTTCCATTGGGTTAGTTTTTAAAGTTAATATCTAAGCACCAAATAAATAAATGTAGGCTAAATTCACGTTTTTTATAATCGTATCCTATTCCGAATCCTATTACGTTTGTTGTAATTAATTTCATAATTCTATAATTTTAAGTTTTTCAAATACTCCTCAACCACCTCAACCACGTTTTCAAATTTAGCGGTTGTGCGGAATTGTTTGTTATAATTTTTCTCTTATTTTTTGTAATTCTATCAACTCTTTTGTAATTTCATCTATCTTTTTAAGTAAAACGGGTTTCAATAAAAATAAAGCATCTCTCTCGATTGATTCAATGTTATTCGGAATGAGTTTACCATTTTCAATACTATTGTAATTGGTTCGCTGAATACCTAATCTTTCAGCAATTAAACATTGCTTTACTTTTAGTTTTACCCTTAGTTGTTTTACTTTTTCCATAATTAAATCGTTTTATTTATTACAAATGTAATATTTAATTTATTATAAACAAATTTTTTTGTATATTTGTTTTATGAAATATTGTTATTCTTGTGATAAATATTTAAACTTAGATGATTTTGCGGGTGATTTATCTAAAAAAGATAAATTAAATCCTAAATGCAAAGTCTGTTGTCGTTCCTATTCAAAGCAAAGACGAATTAATAAAGGGTGGGTTAAAAAAGAAAAACAATGTCGTAAAACAAAAAACAACGAGTATAGAAAAAATAGATGTAAAACCGATTCTATTTTTAAATTTAAATGCAATACAAGAAGTTTAATATATAATTCTTTTAAAAGAGCGTGTAATTCAAAATATAAAAAAAGTGATAGTACTGAAAATCTTTTAGGTTGCTCACTTGATTTTTTTATGATCTATATTGAAAATCAATTTAAAGACGGAATGAATTTTGATAATTATGGGTTATGGCACTTGGACCACATTAAACCTATTTCGAAATGTAAAACTAAAGACGAAGTAATTTTATTTAATCACTATACTAATTTTCAACCTTTGTGGGCATTAGAAAATTTATTAAAATCTAATAAGTAATTACAAAACTTTTTTTCATTTATTTTTCATAACCCCAACAAACTTATCAAAATAATCAAACTCAAACGAAATAAATTCATCTGTGCCAATATATCGGAATGTATAAATCCAATGGTATTTCCATCCGTTGTCCCACTTCGGTGGTAATGTTGCATTTTTTGCGATGCCTGATAGACGTACGGGTTTGTTGTCGTATTCGATTAGGTCTGTTATGGTGTTATGATTCATAAATAAGTTATGATTAAGTTTTGGAATTGTTCAAGTGATCGGATTAAGTGGTATTGAAAACCCAATAATTCAATCCTATTTTGAAAGTCTTTTTGATTTTCTGACTGCACTCCTTTTTCGGTTTTGATTTCTACAAATAAAACATTATTCGGCAATACTACTATTAAATCGCTTGCTCCTTTTAAAAGTCCAGTATTTATTTTTCTCTTTGTTTCAATTGCATTTATAGAATCATTCGGAACTGAAAAGATAAGACATCTGTTTTTATGTGATTTTAAGCAGTAGTTATTTGAAAACCAAATACAAATTTGTTGCTGAATTATGTTTTCATTCATTTTTGTTACTTTTAAATTATTTATTTTCAATTAGTTATATGTTGGTAACAAGGTAACATTTTATTTTTGACAGAGTTTAAATATAAAATGTATTTTTCATTTATACCCCAAATAATCAATAATGATATACTCTATATAGTTTATTATAAATTTTATGTTACTTTGTTACTTTAGTAGTTTTATTATAGTTAAAGTATTGATTTTTAATATTTTAATTGAGGTAACAAAAAGGTAACATTTAATACTAAAAAAATGTTACTTTTGTTACTCGCTTTTTTGCGTGTACAAGCAATATCCACGCATTACCTTATCGTATTTCTTATATAACTTGTTTTCCAGCTTGTTTTTTGTTATGATGTCTTTAACGTCGTATTTTGTAACAACGAAATTAGCTATACCATTAAGGAAATTAAGTATTTGCCCTTGACTTAAAATAACTTCTGTATCAAAGAAATTGTTTTTTACTAATGAAAAGTTATCGAAAAACAAGTCCTCAACTGGCATATTTTCTATATTTTTTATAGTTTCTATTTCTAAAAAATCAATATCCTCGTTAGAAAATATTTTCCAATCAAAACCACTTAAATACATTTGATATGCCTCTAACCATAAGTTAGTAGTATTAAGTGAAATTAACCTATCATAATCTATTTTATCAACGTTTATAGGTAATATACGTCTATTTCCAGTAACGTCTTTTAAAACGTCTTTTTCGTTACTTGTGCCACATAAAGAAGCACGTCTTTTTAACTTTGAATAAAAAGAGGAATAAGGCAAACGAATATCTACCATATTGGTATCAGCAACCTTTTTAAAATCTTTTACATCACGGGTAGCTAAACCGCCAAATTCATCATCTAAAACTAATAAACCCTTAACTAAGTTATAAATACTATCTTTATCTTTAGCGTCAATTTTATGTTCTATTAAATACTTTTGTAAATCGGGTGGTAATAAATTTCTAAAAAAAGACGTTTTACCCGTTCCCTGCTTTTGACCACAAAGAACTAATGTTAAAGGACTTACTTTAGTTTCGTTTAATGGTGCAACCCAATTGTGAACACATCCGACAATCCACTTTTTAAACGCCCAAATATTATATTCACTTTTTGGTTCGATGCAATTAATATAATCATCAATTACACTTTCTGAATTTTCGTGTAGTTTCTGTTTAAAAAACTCTGTTAATGGATTAAAAAAAGTAGTGTGTTCACTATTAATCATATCTCTAACGTCTGATTTACTTGGTATAAAATCCAAATAATTTTTACACGCAAAGTAAATAGTATTTAGTTTTACATCGTCTAAAAGTTGACCATTTATAAAAACCTCGTTAGTAATTATATCTTTAACTGGATTGTAATTTTCAAATATAAAATTCTGTAATTTTTTACTATCAGTTAAATTTTCATCAAGCTGTTTAAAATCTTTTTTACTATCGATTAAGAACTTTATTAAATCTTCGTCTGCATCGGTAATATTATTAATTTTTTCAAGTGATTTTTTTACGCTTTCAATTGTTGGCGTTCCTTGACTTTTAGCAACCGAAACCCGATTAATAATAGTTTCTGTTTTTTCTGAATATAGTTTTAATCCCGCCTCTTTAGCATAAAAATAAATAGTAGATATTGAAACTTGTCCGTTGTTTTTGCAAAAGTTTTTATAATGTTTTTCGATTTTGTTCGCATCGTATTTACTGCCGTATTTACAAATAGCATCAAAATAAACAAAACCACTTTCACCGAATCTTGAAGCTATTGCAAAACCAATTCTTACATATCGGTCGTAATCATCTTGGCAAAGGTCAATTTGTTTCTCTTGTATTTG